GCATGAAGAAGAAATTTGGGACAGGTATCATTATCAGTGGTAATGTTATCATGACCAATTATCATCTTTTTGCTGGCCGACGAAATTTCCTATTTACCTTTATGTCTGGTAGAGTCCTTCGTGAGGATTTCCATCAGACTTTAGGTGAATTGGATGTTTTTGAAGTACCTGACAGAGATTTATTGTTTTTCCGTGTTAGAAATATGCCGTGTCACCGAAGTTTGGTTGATCTTTTCCCCCATGCCAATTTGAAGGATGCTAATTGCCCTGCTACAATGATGACCAGAGGTAAAGATGGTGTGTTAGTTGTTAGAGAATCGAAGCGATGTTCTTATGTAGAAGATCGCGAGGTTGCTCACGCAGAAACAGACCGTATATATACCTGTGCTGGATATGAGATGTATATAAGTGATACCCAGAGTGGGGATTGTGGATCTCCTTATATTTTGTGGACCAATTGTGGCCCCTCTATTGTAGGTATTCACCAATCTCTTGGGATGCATGCTCAGTGTGCAGGTGTGGTTTACAACGACCTGGAATTAGCTATGGATCATTTTGGACCTCAAGTTCAAGGTGGTACTTTATTGCGTGAGAATATGGATTTTGAAATGAAGTCCTTGAGTATGAATAGTAATTTACGACGCATTGAAGAACCTCTTGGTTTCAGTTTTGGTTCTACTTCCCATCGTTTTCCCTCAAAGAGTAAAATTTGTAAATCTGTGATTTTCGAAGATTGTATTCAGAGAGGGTATCCAGATGCTTATAGTGGCCCAAGGATGCATGGAAGAAAAGTATGGTTGAATCAAATGATGCCTATTTTTGTCAAAAAGAATTTGCTTGATCTTAATCTTTTGGATAAAGCTAAAGCTATGTATATTTCCGAAACCAATGAAGCACTACCAGTAGATTTCCTAGAGGGTCTCAGAGTCTTGACAGACGATGAGGCTGTGAATGGAATCGATGGTGTTGCTTATATTGACAAAATACCCCGTAAAACCTCTGCTGGTTTCCCTTTAAACAAATCCAAGAAACATTTTCTTGTTTTAAATGAAGAGGGTCGAGCAGTTGTAGATGAAACGATAATGGATGATGCACATGATTTGGAAGAAATTTATGCGAATTTAGAAAGAGGGTACCCCGTATTTATGGGGAATTTGAAAGATGAAGCAAGAAAACGTGAGAAATATGATAACCATGAAACTCGTATGTTTACTGGAAGTCCATTTTCTTTTTCAATAGTTTTTCGCAAATATTATCTACCATTGACAGCATTGATACAACAGAATACGCAATTATTTGAAGTTACCCAGGAACGGATGCGAGTGGGCCGGCTTGGTCTCGCTTATATAAATTCCTGACGCAATTTGGTCCCGATCGAATTTGTGCTGGTGATTACAAAGCATTTGATAAGAATATGAGCGCAGCAGTCATTTTAGCAGCATTTGACGTTCTCCTGGATTTAGCGCGTCGTGCAGGTTATGATGAGAAGTCTTTGAGAATTATGAAATCTATGGCTCATGATGTGGCGTTTCCAGTGACAAATATAGACGGAGATATTACTATGGTGTTTGGCATGAACCCTAGCGGACATCCATTAACAGTAATTATTAATTGTCTTGTTAACTGCTTGTATCTACGTATGGCATTTTTGCACTATAATCCCGATAAGCAATTTAAGGATTGTATTGCTCTGGCGACATATGGAGATGATAACATATTCGGAGTTGGAGATTGCATTTTTTC